GTTTTATGCACACGCGCCAGGATGATCACAGTTGTCTTCATTCCAGGTCACGGCTTCAACTGGAACGACTCCACACTACTTAAATACATAGACTCCCGACTTTACCGAACCCGCATACCTAAGGACACTCTCACCCTATTCGCTCCCGTTTGGTTCAAAGCACAGCTGGAACACTATGTCGGTACCCACGGTATAGAGGAAGTTTACGCTTGGTGTCAGAAGTTAACCAGCCCATTGACTAACCGCTTCATCCTCCTCCCGAGACCGAAGTCCTTTGCCCGTTGGTTGCTCTCCACTCCTTCAGCTAACGTATGGGAGATCCCCCGTTGGAAGTTGGACCTTGCTGCTGCTGGAAAGGCACCTCCCGACCTCTACGACTCAATACAACCATTGCTAGGCCCAGATGCCTCCGTGTCTAAATCCGTGACTCTCATTGCATCCCACCCGATCGTGTACTCCCGGACTCGTCATGTCTTCGGTGGTCCACTCTATCTGGCAACTGATGTCGCCGCCTACTCCGGTTTCATCACCCAATCCGCCTTAGACGCCATCTTTAAGCACGATGCCGATGTTCCCAGTTCCAAACGTTCGGCGGTTCACATCACCATTCTCCCGAACCTCACCAACGTCAGAGCGTTCATGCTTGACGTACCTGATTTAACGCTGGATCCCGATTACCCTCTATCGGCGTTTCAGGGTCACCTAACGCGAATCGGTCAGAACACCACCCGCATGATGCCACTGGACGGACTGTGTTGGAGGCTAACGCGCGGATCCGCTAAACCGACATGGACGCCCGAGTTCGACGAGGCTTTCCGACTATTACGACTCTCGCGTCCAGCTGTCCCTAGTACTCAGCCCAACTTTGGCACTGAGGCTACTCTCGTCCACGTCGACCTCACATTACGCGTTGACGCTCGTGATAACAAAGCTCCTCGTGCTCCACTTCACGTCCACGTCATCAATGTGCCACTGGCCTACCTGACGCTAATGGGCCTAAAGACCGACCAGTGTTATCCGCTACGTACTGATGATGGAAACACCGTCCCTTGGTTCTTGGTTCTGGTCTTGCTCTCCGATGGCGTGCTCCTAGCTGGTACTAGGCGCCCGGTCCTGCTGCAGACCTCTATAGCCGAACTCCAACCATGGTGGGAGGTTACGTTGAACGCCTTTCTCAACCCACACGCGGTCACCGTGCGTTCCGGCGTCATTAAGGACATCATGGGTGTCGCGCTAGCATTGCCGAAAGGTTCGTACAAGTCCACGTTCATTGATGTCATCACCGCTCACATGGAGAATCCTGACGCCATCTTCCCCCAAGCAACCGTGACCGACTCGGATGACCTTGGTGACTCCTTGACCCCAACGTTCGAAACCCAGATCATGGATATATGGCAGGGCCTCGGTGTTGACTTACTTGAGCAGGGCGTCAGAGCGATCCTAACACCAGGCGCGTACGGCGCGGAATTCCCCATCCAGATCTTCCAAGAATTTTCTAAACTATATCACGAAGTGATGCTACCAGCACAGCGCGGCCGTGCCAGTTACATCTCTCAACGCGGTCGATCATTGGTGTACGTTCACACGCCATATGAGATTGTGTCTGCTAACGTTCCGATGCAGGTCGCTCCCTGCCAAATCGCTCTCGACTCGATGGTGAACGTGCTCATCCGCCATAAACGCGTTGGAGGTGTGACAGGGCAGGTTTTACTGGACCACTGCTACCGTTTGATGGGCGCAACCACTGCTCCGCAGTTTGCCGGCCTCTATTACCGCTCTTTATTCGCCCCCTGGCTGGAGTTGGCCGCACATCCTACGGTGACGCTCCCAATACGCCTTGAGACAGAGGTCTCTGCTCATACCCTACGTGAGGTGGGCTGGTCCGTGCATGGTGATGATCCACTGCTCGTGATAATCCTGGAAGGCCTCATTCCAGCAGACTCTCTGTACCTCACTAAGCTCCCGCAACGTGTACAGTCACGCGCTTCCATCGTAGTAACCGCAGTTGATGATCTCCGTGTCTCCCTCTCACCGCCATTGCCCACCCGCATGGTCCACTCCACCATCCTGCTCCCAGTGACCTCTGTCGTCCGCTTTGACGCCCCTGCCCGCATCCTTCTATCCGGGACGTCAATTTCAGTACGTGGCCCCGTCACCTGGACGACAACGTCATCGCCCGTAGTGGAGTAGCGGTCCAGGGCCGTCAGGGCCGTGACCCACTGCGAGTGTGTGCTGATTCATC